AATTTAGGTGAAGACTTGGAAGCTTTGGCTTCATTATAATAAAAGTTTTGGTGTATTTTTGTGCCGTTAAAACCAAAACTACTATCATAAATGGCAAATATTAACTATCAAATACTTATAGAAATGAGGGACAAAATCGTTACCTATCTTGAGGAAGAGAAGAAGATTTGCGAAGCAGCATTAAAAGCCTACGAGCCTGGAGCAATAACAGAAAGTAGCGAAGAAATTCGTGTTATGCGTGAGCGTGAAGCTATCAAACTTCGTGATAGAATCTATGAGTTAAGCCGTCATATTTCCGTGATTAAGGCAATGTATCCAAATACATAAACATCATGCCAGGTGCTAAAGCAAGTAATTTAGAAACAGCAAACCGTGTGTTCACCATCCAAGGGTGGATAATTAACGGTGTGCAAGATTATTTGATTTTAAAGCAATGCCAACAACAGTTTTTAAAATCCGATGGCAAACCTATTGGATTGCGCCAAGCAAAGAACCTGCTCCAAAAAGCATATAAGGTTTGGCATGAAGAGGAGGAAGCAACGATTGAGCAAAAGCGATCTCTTCGTATCGCTGAACTAAAGCAAGATATCCGCAGCATGAAAGATGAATACAAAGGCACACCGAAAGGAATGGCAGTTGTAAACAATATCAAAAAGGAAATTTCCAAGCTGGAAGCATTATATCCAACTCCAAAATTAATGCTTCAGGGAGATAGAGACAATCCGGTTATGTTACCAGATGGTTTTGGACCTGAAAAACAAGCACGCCTTGAAGCCCTTATTGCTAAAGGTTTAGAATCACTTAAAAAATAATTCTTCTAAATTAATTTATCATATTTTGCTATTTATTATCAAAATATGCTACATTTGAAATGAAATAAAAATCATTTCAAATGAAAAATTTTAATCCACTCTTTATTTTACTAATCGGGATGATTAGTTTAACGGCGATGTCAAGTACTCCATTGCCGGAGACAAAACAAACAACAGCAATTGTTAAAGACTTCCATGTCTCTACAATCGTTGGTGATGTACTTTCTTTTTCTTTTGTCGACTACGATGTAGTGACAATCTTTTCGGGTCACTCAACCCAAAATTATGTAGTTAGAAATTTTGAACCTGTTAAATCCTTTGCAACCATTTTGGACGTAGGGTGGCAAAGCTTAGATGCTAGGTTTGAACAGATTCGATTTACTGAAAAGTTAAATTCTAATTACTTAATAGATCAGGAAAAGAATTTACAAAAGCTAGGTTTGGCTTTATCCCGAAACAGCTGTTAAAATAAATATCATCCGAATACAAAAACCTCTCTACATGCCTAGAGAGGTTTTTACAAATCAAAACAAAAATCGTGAGGTAGAGCAGTTGGCAGCTCGGTAGGCTCATAACCTACAGGTCGAGGGTTCGAATCCCTCCCTCGCAACTAAAGTAAGCTGTTCCTTCATAAACTCCTCTCTTGTCTGAGATGTAGGCATCGGTTAATGGTTGACTCAAAGCTCTTGGAACAGCCGACACTCGTAGTTGAATTTTATAAGAGCAAATTACCGAAAGACTGGCAGCATGGCGAAAGCCTTAATGGAAAGACAGCACAATTTTTAAAATCAAAGTATGCTAACAAAAGCGCAAGAGCAACAAAAGAAAAGAACATCGAAGTATGTTGGTGTAACATGGAGAAGAGACATTCAGAAGTGGGTTGCCTATGTAACCGATAAGAAAGTGAGATATGAATGTGGATATCATGAAGAAGAAAGAGTCGCAGCCAAATCAAGAGACAGAAAGATTTTAGCATTAGGACTAAATAAACCACTTCAAATACTTAAAAAAGCATGATAGTAAGCATCAATAACGGACAGATTTTTATCAATGGACAACATACAACTGATGCTGAATTTATAGGCTATGCCCTACTCGATTATGCTGAAACAACGGAGGATGATAATCTGGAAATTGTGTTGAGAGATGGAGATGTTTTCATAAATGATTTAAGCCAAAGTGAATCAATTAATAACCAATTATAGAATCCGATTGCAAGGATAAGTGCTAAGATTATTATGGCAAAAGCAAAAAGAGGACAGAGAGTGTTGTTTACACCAAGTGTCAGAAGAAACAAGGAATTTGCGCAACCAAGAAAAGATTATGTGGCAGATGTTACAGAGGTTAACGATAACAGCGTTGACTTGACAGTTCTTGGGGTTGGAGAAACAGTATATGTTTTCAAGGTTCAACACTCGGATTTGGCACCGGAAGGTCGTTCTAAGTGGGATGAACTAGAAGATTAACAAATCAGAAACCGCCTTGCTTATCAGTGAGGCGGTTTTACTAATACTAACCAGATGTCAGAAAATAAAAAACTAACCATTGAAAATGATTTCAGTATTCGCGACACTGTTTTCCTGAAACACGATATAGACCAAAAGCCAAGAATGATTACAGCAATAATAATCCAGGAACATGGAATTATGTATGAAGTGATTTCGGGAATGGAAGTCTCTAATCATTATGGATGGGAATTACAAACAGAAAAAACAATTTACTAATGATAAAATTCTTTAAAAATAAAATCAAAAACTTCAAACGTAAAGTAGCTGAGAAATTAGCTAAAGATGCTCTTGAAGATGAAGTAATGAAAAGGCATGTTATAGAATATAATCTCATTCAGGAAAAGAAATCATTGCTTTCAAAAAAAGAAAGAGATATAGTTGAATCAAATGTTGCTGTACTTATTGCTTCCGGAAAATTAAAGATAACAATGTTGAAATAATATGTTGAGTGATGCCGAAATGTTGGAATTAGAAACCCTTTTGAAAGAAAGGGATGTTGATATTTCAAGAAAAAGGTTGACAATAATTGATGAAGATACTAATCCCAATTATGCACTTCTTTACAATGCCATAAAACAGCAGATGTATAATGAAATTGATGAGTTGATTGGAGGATACAGAGGTTGTGCATTGGAAGGAAGTTCGCGTTCCGGTAAAACATGGTCAGGAGTAGATATAATAATTTGGCTTTCTCTTTACCAAGAGCCTGATGGATGCACAATCAATATCTACCGGGAAACATACAACGAATTCAAGACTACGCTATATGATGATTTCAAACGTAGGCTTGATGATTATGGACTTCCTAATCCTTTCCATCGAGCAAAAGAAGTAAAGAGTTTCAGGATTGGTAAAAGCACTATTTTTTTTCTTGGAGATGGAAAACACGGTGGAGGTTGTGATTATGCTTTTTTCAATGAAATGATGTTTATCCGTAAGGAAGTATTCGACCAGGTGGAGCTTAGATGCAGAAAGTTTTGGTGGGCAGATTATAATCCTTCGGTTACTGACCATTGGTTCTTTGACAATGTTCTTTCCCGTCCCGATGTTGCATTTTTAAGAACTACTTATCTTAATAACAAGCATATATCTGTTGGAGAAAAGAATAAAATATTAAGCTGGGAACCATGGCTTCCTGATTCCTATTTTGTTGAAAATAGCATCATAATGTGCTACAACAAGGTATTAAAAAAGGTTGAGCCTGTTTCAAAAACAAATCAACCCCCACCGCATCCAACAAACATAACCAATGGTACAGCTGATGAATTCAATTGGAAGGTTTATGGACTTGGTTTACGTGGAGCAATGAAAGGAGTTATTTTCCCTTATGTTGAATGGATTGAGCCTGAACAATGGCCACAAGATAAAGCGGTAATATATCCTAATGACTTTGGATTCACAACTGATCCTAATGTGCTTGGAAGATATGCCGAGGATGAACATAATATTTGGATTGAGCCATTGTGCTACGAGCCAATAGAGACACCTCCGGAACTAGCTGCTCTTTTGAGAAGTTTAGATATTGATGAACAGGCAATTATTCCATGTGATTCAGCAGATAAATATACCGGTGAGAATAAGGGAACGGTTGAAATGGTTAAAGGATTAAAGCATGAAGGCTTTGAAAATGCATATAAAATTAGCAAAACAAAGTCTGTTATGTATTGGCTCAACTCTATGAAAGGTAAAAAGATTCACATTGTTAAAAATCATCTTTACCAACAGGCGCTGAAAGAGCAACAGAATTATAGAATGAAAGAGATTAATGGAATTTCAATAAATCAACCGATTGATAAATTCAATCATATATGGGACATGGGAAGGTACGGTCATATTGCGCATAATACAGGAAGTACAGTATATGTAACATCAAAAGAAGAAATCAAAAAACTTAATATATAAATTACCATGGAAGAAATCATTGCATTATTGACTACAGATCAAACTAAAGCTATTACATTATTAAAATCTCAGGGGAAAGATGCCGGAGCGATTGAAAAAATAATCAAGGAATACAAAGCGACGGACCGTAAAATTAGAGAAACTCAGATTGGAGAAATCCAAAAAGACAAACCTGTTAATGCAGGTACAGAAAAATCTAAAACGGTTTTAGGTGTTCGTATTCCGGTACCATTCATCAAAAAAATAGTTGGTACCGCAACTGCTTTTGAAGTAGGTAAGCCAGTAACATTGATTCCTTCTTTTGAAAAAGGTACTGACTCTAAACTTGACGAATTATTAAAAAGACTGTGGAAAATCAATCGGATTGATGCCGCTATCAATAAAGTTGTTTCCCTAAAAAAATCAGAGACTCAAGCTGCAATTGTATTCAGTATTACTGACATCAAAGAAGGTTCTTTAATTCAAAAGGCATTGGCATTTTTTGGAATATCAGGACAAAGGAAAGAAATCAAGCTTTCTATTCTTCAAAACACGAGCGGTTCAATGTATCCTTATTTCGATGCGTTTGGAAATATGCTATTCTTTACTTGGATATTTAAGAATAAGGATGCTGAAGGTAAGGAGTTGATAAATACCTGGATTTATTCAGAGAAAACCGTTCATAAGATAGTTGGACAAAATCCACCGATTATTGAACCTCACGGTTTCGATAGAATTCCTGTTGTTTATGTTGACCAGGAACAACCAGAGTGGTTCGATGCTCAGGCAATGATTGATAGATTTGAGGTGGCAATTTCTAAATTGGGAGCCAGCAATGATTATTCCGGACATCCAATGCTTAAGATTTATGGAGAAGTCAAAAACGCTCCAGATAAAGATGAAGATGGTAAAGCCTGGCTTTGTGAAATTAAAATTGATAATGAAGGGAACGAAATAAGAAGCGATGTTCAATTCCTTACAGCGGACACAGCGCCTGAATCAAATAAACTTGAATTGAACACTCTTGAAAATCTAATCTATGCCATCACATCAACACCTAATCTTTCTTTCAATAACGTGAAGGGAATTGGCCAGATATCAGGTGTTGCTTTGAGGTTGTTATTCTTGGATAGTGTTATTAAAGCATCAGCAAACGAAGGAGAAAACAGAACAATGATTGAACGCATCATCAACGTACTTATTTCTGGAATGGTTACAACTACCAACACCGGATTGAAAGCAGAATCTCAAAAACTTTTTTATGATATCCAATTCAATTCAATTCTACCGGATGATGTGAAAGAAGCTGTCGATATTGTTTCTTCTGCTGTATCAGCTGGAGTAATGAGTAAGGAAACCGGAATCAAAATTCTAGATATGAGTGATGATCCGCAAGCTGAGATTAATAGAATTGCAGAGGATAATAAGGCAAAAGAGATTAAACCAACTCCGGCGTAAAATGAGTACAGTAAGTACATACAATACTAAATTGATTATGGAAAATGAAGCACTAAACGAAATCATGAAAAATAATATTGTCAATTATTTCAAGCACAACAACATGCGATTGACTTTTGAAAGAAACATTTTGACTGAAGAGTTTTGTAAGCTAAAGCAATTCAAATCAACGTGGGTGGATGAAATGGCCAAGAAGCATCGAATAGCACTTGCAACTGTCTATCATTTTAAAAACTTGATGATTGATGCTAAAATTCTAAAACCTCCAACTGATTTCACATTCAATACCAATCAGGATGAAATTGATAATGCTTTGGAACGTGAACCTTTAAAATATTTTCAGGATTTAGCTAAAAACAGACTTGAAAAATCATATTAACAGGGCGGCTCGAATGTTATGATTAAGTCTTCCGAGGTTAGGCGAAAACTTGAAAAAGGATTAGCTATCTTAATCAAAAACATTGCTATTAAACCACTTCTATTCGGGGTGGTTTTTTCTTTAAAAAAATACCTTATTTTTATTTAGACTAAATAAGAATAATATTTTATATATTTGTTGCATATAAATCAAAAAACATTTATCATGGCAGTAACAGCAGTAAAGATTAAGGAGAGACTTAAGATTAAATATCCTAAGGCTAACTTATCGACTAAGAGGTTAGACGCGATTGCGGATAAACTTGCAACAAAACCGGCAGATGATGCAGATGATGCAGCAATCGATTTGGTATTGGAAGACTTCAACGGCATTATGTCATTTGAAGACATTGCGAAAGAGGACGACAGAGTTCGGACTTTGGAAGCAAACCAGAAAAAACCAACTGATCCACCTACACCACCGAATCCGCCAGCTGATCCACCAGCACCACCTAAACCAGCAGACGATCCTAATCAAAAATTGCTTGATGCAATTGGAAAATTGACAGGAGAAGTTGAAGCACTTAAATCAGGTAAAGTTGTAGAAACAAAGAGTATATCGGCAAAAGCAGCCTTTGAAAATTCTGAAGTTCTTAAAGGCTTAACTCCTGAAGTAAAAGAAAACTGGTTGAAAAGATTGGTTGTTACACCCGAAACGACGGAAGATGAAATCGCAGCGCAGGTTACGAATTTGGAAACGGAGTATAGCGGACTTACCCAAAACATCGCTAATAATTTAGGCTATTCAGGACCACCTCCAGCAGGTGATACTGTAAAAGGTTCTGAGCAAAAAGTGATAGATAATGTTGTTGATCAGTTCAATATCTAAACTTTAATCTTTAAAAAAGTAAAAATCATGTCAGGAACGACTGCAAATTTAAACGGTACTCCGGAAAATGTTTCTACTGAATTCGATAGCATTGTTATCGTTCAGAACCTAGAAACTATTCCAGGAGGAAAGACCTTGGATGTATCAGGATACACTCCAACAGGTCAAATCAATGCAGGGCACATTATCATTGAAGAAACTGCAACAAAGGTATTAAAGCCTTTGAATGTAACTTCAGGAGCTTATGTTGCTTTGCCAGGTGGTCACACCTACAAAGGTATTTTAGTTTCAAGCATCTTGAAAGCTAAACCTTTTGCATCTATTATGGTTCGTGGAACTGTAAATGAAGTAGCATTTGTAAATGGTGGAGGATTTACCACACCAGCCGGAGCAAAAACAGATTTAGTATTAATCAGATTTACACAAGACTAAGCCATGTTAGAATCATTATTTATCCAATGGGCTGCTGATTTCAAGAAGTTAGCTAAAGCAATTGAGGAAAGAGTTAACGGTAAGAAAACCGTTGCTACTTACTCTTACAAGGAAATGTACTCGCCAGAGCTTTCCACTGATCTTAAATGGCAATCTCTTAATGTTGACGGTGGTCAAGTATCTGCTGACGTTGTGTCGTTAGACTCTGCTTTACCGTTAAAAAGAAGAGGTTCATTTGGTTCCGCTACAGGAGATATTCCTAAAATCGGTATGAAAATGAAAATGTCAGAGAAATTGATGTCAGATATTGACATTCTTAAAAGCCGAAATGTTGAAACATCTGTTTTGGTTGCTAAAATCTTTGAAGACACTCCAAAGTGTATCATGGGAGTTCACGAGAAATTGGAATACATCGGATTGCAGTTACTATCTGAAGGCGTTTCCGTTTTAGAGCAAGAAAACAATACTGGTTTAGGTATCAGAATTGACTTGAACTATAAAGATGAAAACAAGTTCGGTGCCGAAGTTATTTGGACAGATGCTAATGCAAAACCAATTGATGACATCAAGCGTGTTATGAAAGCTGCTAAAGCTAACGGAGATATTCCAACCATTATGAGAATGGATGATACTACGTTTGACAACTTCGCAGCTAACGAGCAAGTAAGACAGTTCTATGGTTTCAGTCAAAACTTCTCTGGTGAAAACACTAATATTCCTATTCCGGATTTAGAAGCAGTAAATGGAATGCTTAAGAAAAATAAGCTACCTACCATTATTATTGTGGATAGAGTTATCATCAACGAGAAAAACGGTTTAAGAACTGTATTGACTCCTTGGGCAGCAAACAAAGTAATATTTACTCCGGCAGTGAATGTTGGTAAATTATTCTACGGTATGCTTGCAGAAGAAACTCGTCAGAACAAAGCCGTTACTTATGCGAAATCAGACACGTTTATCTTGCTTAAAAAATGGCATGAAAATGAGCCTTTTGCTGAGTTTACATCTTCTCAGGCTTTAGCAGTTCCTGTAGTAAGCAATGTTTCAAGTATCTATCAATTAGATGCTGCAGAAGCGCAAACTACTTTAGGACAAACAGAAAGTAACGCAACTATCACTATCTACGAAGATAGCACTGTAACTGTTGCTAACTTGATCGTTGCATTGGCTGCTGTTGGCGTAACTGCTACAACTGGCAATACTGATGTTGAGTTAATCAAATTGGTTAACAAACTATCTAAAGCTAAAGAAACTACGTTGAAAGCTGTTCTTGAAATTCCTGTAGTTGATGCCGGAACCAATACTACTGCCAACGCTGCTAATAAAGCATTGAACGCAACGGTAACTGCAGCAGGAGATAAAACAATTGCATCATATCTATGGACGGTTGTTTCTGGACCAGGTACTCCGGGATTTGTTGATGCAACTGTGGTTGACGCGACAGCAAACGGATTGGTAACTGGTACTTATGTATTCAAGTTAACTGTTACGGATAGCGAAGGAATTGTAGCTTCTGACACTGTTACAATCACAGCAACTGTAGCTTAATAGCAAAGTATGTATTCTGAAGATACCATAGTAGAATTATCCGAAAGAATAGGATTCGGAATACCATTAGAGGAAGGCTTCTCCATTGAGGTGGATGAAGCCAACTCTGTTGGTTCAACCGGACGTTTTTTCAAATCGTTTCATTCATTGGTTACTGTTGAAAATATATTTGCAGCTTGTCCTGTTTCAGGGGATGATGCAGAAGAAAAATTCAACAATATTTTAACTGCTCTTAAATATCAGGCAACCAGGGAAATTATTCCATTGATAATGGATAAGAACCTACAGTATGATAATACAGCAGCTTATGATGATATAATCATTGATAATGCGATTCTTTTTGATGATGCTATTGGTTACAAAGTTGCAATGATGGTCCTTGAACTATTAATGACCACCAAAGAAAGCAACATTGTAGAAAGAAACGCCAAACTAGCAGTTTCAAATTTGAAGCTGGAATTAGAAGGTTTCAGAAATGATACCGGGATATTGGTAGCAAGCGGTTTAGTTCAGAAATTGGACAAAGCCATTAGAAAAGCAACCAACAAAATATTTCCAATCAAAGCAACTGTAAATAGCGGTTCAATCTGGTAGGCCATGAGTAACTATAACGCATATCCTGCAAAAGGAATCGACAATAAAATACAGATTACTCAAAATGTTTTGAGTTCGAAATTAGGATTCACAAATGTCGATTTTTATGGCAGGGCTCAAAAAGTTCTTTCAAAAGATGGAAAATCATTTACTCCGGAGTTTTACGCTGTATGGCCAAAACGAAAAGAGGTTTATTATGATTCGGCAAAAGCACCAGGAGGAAATGTTTTCTTCATTGATAGCGATAACCATCAAATCAAAAAAGAAAAGTTTGAAGCAAATATAAAAGTTGTTTTTATGTTAAACCTTGAAAAGCTTTTCGTTAATGGAGTAAGCTTATTTGAAGGTAAAACATATTGGCCGGATACAGAAATTCAGGATACTTGTTACAAGCTATTAAAAAAATTAGGAACAATAGAAATTACCGGAATTGAGAAAGGCATTGAAGATGTATTGAAGGGTTTTGATATTTCAAATATCAAATTAAACGGAATGCAGCCATATCATATTTTCTCAATAAACGGAATTCTAAAATACACATTTAATTGTAATCATTAAAAACTATATATTATGTCTAATCATATTGTAGAATGCGCTCAAGAAGACAACTCCCTTTTAAACACTGGAGCTAAAGAGCAATGTACACAATCTCCTGTAATCCGACATGCGTTAGCGACTTCTGAACAAGAATTTGCAACTGCTACTTCTGCCAAAACATTGGCTGATTGGAAAACAGACAGGGATTTAAAGAAAATCTTTCCATTATTTGAAATTGAAGAATTGGCTATTGCTGATACTGCCGATACTTTCAAAGAAGGAAACAAGAAGTATCGTACTTCTGTAGGTAAAAAAATAAGAACCTTTAATTGTGTTCTTGGACCATGTTCGCATAGAGCCTTGAAATCATTTCATGGTAAAAAAATGCGTGTTTATGAATTCACAGAAGCACAAGAAATCAAAGCAACTACTGTTGATGGAACTAAAGTTCGTGGACAACTTGTAACTATTGAGATTGGTAAATTGGTTGATGCTGTAAAAGACAACTACCAATATTCTCCAGTAACTCTTACTTATGAGGATTACAATGAATTTGAAAATCATCCTGTTGTATTGAAACCAGATTGGTCTCATATTGACTTGAATGGTATTATGGATGTAGAATTGAAACTTGTTTCCGCTTCTGCAACATCAATCAAATTCACTGTTGATGCTGGTTGTGCTGGCGACGTTGTTACTTCATTAGTAACTGCAAACATCACTTTAAAAACTGCTTTAGGAGTAGCTGTAACCCACTCATTTGTAGCTGCAGATGCTAATGGAATTTATGAGCTAACCGGAACTGGTTTTGTGAATACATTGGTTGTTGACCTTAATGGTGTTGTTGCTAAAACCGAAGACTCTTATGAGTCAATAGGATCTCTTTCTGTAACTGGTATATCTTAATTTTTTTAGTTATGGCCAGACACGAATATAAAGGGATAACCTTCGCTGAAGGATGGAATGGAACCTTTGATCAATTCAGAGAGCAATTTGAAAACACGCACGTTTTCAAAGGCATTACTCCGAAAGAAAGAGCAGCTGAAATGAAAGCTGTATTCAATGACATAATTGCATTGAATAAGGCAGAAGCCAAAGAAGAAGCAAAAGAAGAAGCAAAACAATAGTAATTTAAATTTATTGTATAAGAGGACGTGTAGAAGTAAAATTCTATAACGTCCTTTTTTTATAAAAATCAAATGGACGTATTCACCGAGCATTTAGCGTTGGTTAAAAAATTAGACGAAAACATAGTGTCTAAAGCTTTTTTTGATTTCATACGGTCCATTGAAAAAGAACTAACAGAATTGAATAGGATTCAATTAAATGAAAAGAGCAAAGATGTTTATGGTGATGCAATTGGTTTTTATTCTTATGCTACTGAGGTTATCTCTAAAGGAGCAAAAAAGAAAGGCGAACCATTCGATGCAAAAGACACTGGAAGCTTCTTAGAAAAATTATATGCAAAAGTTGAAAACGGAATGGTTGTGTTCGGATCAACCGATTCAAAGACAGCAACGATATTAGATTCTGAAAATTGGCTTTCACATGATTTATTCGGACTTACCGATGCCGATTTAAATAAAGTTATCGAAGACAAATTCAAACCATTCATAATTAATTATTACAGAAAAGAACTCGGATTATGATATACGATAAATTAAGAACGTTACCAAAGGTCATTCAAATGGAAATCTACGAAACAGGAGATTTATCATTGCTTTCAGATGAAGAAAAACCACTTGAGGAACTCGCTATAATTTGGGTTGAATTAGATGATAAATTCAATCAAAAATATAACAAGAAAGGAGTTGACAAGGTTTTTAATTTAGAAAAAGAAATCAATTACCAGGAGAAACGATTTTTAATAATTGAATTGTGCTGTGAGCAATTATTATTTTCTAAAGACGAAAAAATAATTTCTTTACTAAAATCAGAAGGATACAAATTTGACGAAAACAGTCCTAATTACAAATCGCAAATTGATAATATCCATAGAGAAGCAAAAGGAATTACTATAAATATAAATCGATTAAAGGCTAAGCTTCCAAAAATAGAGGAAGAAAGCGTTAAATCCGAAAATTCAATAATTGATGTTATGGCAAGTTATTCTGCAGTGTTGAATGTTGCCTTTGATTTTAACTCGTGTTCCGTAGAGGCATTTCATGCTTATGAATATCAAGTCAAAACCAAAATAAAACATTTAGAATCTCAATCAAAAAAGAAATAAGTCATGGCTACAAACGCGATTACACGTAAAGAAATTATAGAGGATGAAGCTTTGAAATGGGGTGAACAATATGTAAAAATGATTCAACCCGCTATTGATAAAAACAAAGAGTTTGTCGATAGTATTTTGGCTTTAAATGATGCTAATAAAAAATCAAGAACATCATCTTCTATAAAAGAATTATCTGAAAGTCAAGCTAAAGCAAATTCAATTGGAGAACAGGCTATTGTTATTTGGAAGGAACAAATAATGCTTGAAAACGCACTTATTTCTACAATCAAAAAAAATGAATTAGCAACCGAGGGAACCAATAAAGCATATATAAAACAAAGAACGATTCTTAATGAAACTAATCTTGAAATAAAAAGGCAGGCTATTGCCAACGGTGCTCTTGAAAGCGCCTACAAAAAACTATCAGCACAAGTAGCTATTACTGGAGACAGGTTGAAAAACATAATTGCAACAGGAAAATTAGCATCTGAAAGTCAAGCACAATATAATTCCAGATTAAAACAAGCGCAAACAGAATTTGATAAACTAAACTCAAAAGTAAGAGCAGCTGATGCCGCTGTTGGAACATTCAACAGAAACGTTGGTAACTATCCAAAACAAGCTGCTGAAGGACTTAAAAACCTCATTAGTGCATTTGGTGTTGTAACTGGTATTGCATTGTTTGCCAGCGTAATGAAAGACGCTTTTAATTCGGTAAGAGAATTTGAAAAGGAAATCGTAAACCTAGCAGCTATTGCAGGTAAAAGTAGAACTGAAATTGCTCCTCTGGAATCTAAAATCAGAGAGATTGCAAGAACGAGTGTTAATGGCGCTACTGATGTAGCAAAATTAGCTACTGAACTTATTAAATTAGGTTCTACAACTGAAGAAGCTGAGAAACTACTTGAACCAATCAACAATTTATCCATTGCTTTACAAGCTAGCGCTGAGGATAGTGCCACATTAGTAAAAGCTACATTAAATGCATTTGGTGCCGGAGCTGATGAAGCCACGCATTTTACAGATGTATTTGCCGAAGCCGCCAACCGTTCAGCATTGGATTTCGAAGGCTTAAAAAACTCCCTTGGATATATTGCTCCTTCTGCAAAACAAGTTGGTATCAGTATTGAGAAAACAGCAGCTATAATTGGTACACTCGCGGATAATGGAGTTCAAGCAGAAAGAGCGGGACGTTTAATGCAAACTTCTTTTGTTAAACTTGCTTCTTCAGGACTGAGTTTAGACGATGCCCTTAGAAAAATCAATGAAGCTCAAGAAAAAGGAGCTACTGGATTAGAATTATTAAAAGTAGCCGGAGATTTATTCGGAGACCAAACTGCTGGACTAGGTGTGATTTTAGCTAACAACGTTCAAAAAATAAATGATAGCACTGTAGCTTATCAAAATTCGGGTGGTGCCTTAAAAGAATTAACTGATAAACAATTAAATTCTCTTGATTCTCAACTTAAAATATTGAGTAGCGCTTGGACTGATTATATTTTAGAAACTAACAATACAACAGGATCTACAATATCTCTTACTTCTGGAATTAAATTTTTATCCACAAATCTTAAAGTAATATTAAGCGTATTAGGATACAGCGTAACGGCTTGGCTGGGCTATAAAGCAGCTGTAGCTCTTGCTAGAGTTCAACAAGGATTATTTGCATTAACGACTACAGAAGCAACAGTAGCACAACAAGCAAACGTTGTTGTTACAGGATTTGGAACAACTGCTCAAACCGCAAATGCAGCAGCTACCACAGTAGCCACTACGGCTTGGCAAAGATTTAATACAGCTTTAAAGGCAAATGCTTTATTATTAATAGTTTCTGTTTTAGTAGCTGCCATATACGCCTTGAATAAATTCAATAAATCGCTATCCGATATAAACGAAGAAACTAAAAAAACAAATGAAGAGTTTTTAAAAAACAGGGATGAATTAACAAAAAATGCGGTTGCCACCAAAACACTTAGCAGCCGATATGAGGAACTACAGAATAAGGCAAAAAAGTTAGGGGGTGAAACCAAATTAACTGCAGCGGAGCAAAGTGAAATGCAAAGAATTACAAAAGAATTATCTTTAGTAGTTCCTGGAGCAGTCAGTGCCGTAAATAAGTATGGAGAAGCTTTAAAGCTAAATACTGATTTACTTAAAAAGTATAATGTTGAAAATGCTAAAATACTTGAAATCGATAAAAACAAAGCGATTAATGATGAGATTTCACTTCAGAAAGATTTAGCTAAAGGCATAAAAGATAGAACAGAAAACCTTAAAAATTTTAAAAAAGTAGAAGGCGAAGGTTCGATAACTACTGAATTTATTGTAGCAAAAGAAAGAGAGTTATCTGTTTTAAAAGTAGATTTAATTTTATCTCAAGGAAGATTGAAATCTTTGAAAGGTTTAACAGAAGCCGAAAAAGAAGCAGCCAAGGCATCCGATGAAAAAACAAAAACACAAGTTGTAAATTCTGCTAGAACCATTGAGATTATAGATGCAGAAATCGAAGCGCAAGAAGCTTTAATAAAAGGACTTTCCGATAAATCAGGGAAAGAAGGACGCGTAATTAAAAATAAGATAGCCTCTTTAAATGCAGAAAAGGAATTGATTTACTCTACCGCTAAAGCTGAAAAAGACAAGCTTGATAATGGCTTAAAAAATGCTAGAAAAGTAAATGATGCCATCTATCAATTAACTCAGTTCCGGTACCAAAATGAAATCAATAACAATCAAAAAATCATTGATTCAGAAAAAAGCACCAATGAACAAAGGATAAACGCATTGCTTGAAATAAACCAAATTCAAGAATCTAAAAATGCTGATACTCTTCAAAATGATTTATTAAAAAACGCACTTGAATTGGATGGCTTGGATAAATTTTCAAAACAAAAGTTCCAACTATATAAAAAAGATGCTGAGGCTAGAATTGCATCAATAATAGACGGTAAGGTTGCCACTGAAAAGCTAACCAACGAGGAAAAGTTAATATTAGAAAAATACTATGCTGAAAAGAAAAATTTAGAAGAAAAAAGCGCTAAGGACAAACAAACCATTGTCGATAATGAAGTCGCTATTCTTCAAAAACAAATAGATGCTGAATTATTGGCAGAAGACACAAAGCTTCAAAAAGTTCTTGATTCTGAAAACACCCTTTACCAAAATGCTTTAGAAGCAGCGGATGGAAATCATAAATTAATTCAAAATGCCGAAGAAGAACACCAAAGGAGATTATATGAAATAAAGAAAGAATTCAGTAAAAAGGGACTTCAATTGCAGATTGATGAAATTCAAAAGTTACTTGATGATGATAAAACAAAAGAAGCTAGCGCACAAATTTCAGCAGAAAAAAGAAAAGACCTTGAAAACAAACTTCAAAAATATCAAACAGAACTCAATGCTTTAGGTACTGAGGATTTTAAGAAAAATTTAGACGAAAGAACAGTTGCAGAAGCCGCTTTCAATGAGCAGGTCAAAGACATGGCAATGCAGTTGAAGGAAGCATTGGTTGGATTGGTAAACTCCCTTTTTGAAGCTAAAATTGCCAATATAGATGCAGAGATTCAAGCGAATGATGATTTTTTCAATCATGAAATTGAATTAGCTGGAAATGATGCCAGACAAAAAGACTTGCTTGAAAAAGAACGCGAAAAGAAACGTGTTGCTCTAGAAAAAAAGAAGAGAAAAGCTGAATATGATGCCGCAGTTTTCAATAAAGCTACACAAGCCGCTCAAATTATTGGGGCAACTGCATTAGCTGTCATTTCCACATTAGCTCAGGTTCCAAAATTTGATTTTGGTATATCTGCTTCTGCAATAGCTGCTATTTATGCCGGTATTGGAGCTATTCAATTAGCTACTTTATTGGCCACTCCTCTCCCAAAATATAAAACTGGTCGTAAAGGAGGAAAAGAGGAATTTGCAATAACCGGAGATGGTGGTGTTAGCGAAGTTGTTACTGATAGGTTTGGCAACAATCCAACTGTTACTCCAAATGTTCCAACATTTACTTATTTGAGAGAAGGCGATATTGTGCATAAATCAGTTGATGAATACCAAAAATATATCAAAGCTTCATATTACAACAGCTTTGATAAAAATGCAAATTCTGCTTTTCAATATCAAAATACAAATGGTGATTATTACTCAAAAGAAGTTCTTGATGAATTAAAGAGAACAACCAAAGCCATAGAGAAAAACAAAGCCAATATCACTTTGAATAATAAGATAGATTTTGGTTACGAGTTTTGGAGACACAACAATATTAATTGGAATAAGAAATAATGGGAAATATTAATCCAGCCTTTTTTGATAGAGTAAAATATGTGCTTAGTTGCAGAGAAAGCGACACAGAAGAACCTATAGAAGAACCTATAGGATGGAAATCTGATGAAAAAGAATTTGCCAGAAATGAAGATTATCACGGAATATTCACAAAGTTTTCAAATTCCTTAAAATTCATTGGAACAGGAGCTGACTACATAAATAACACCTTTAAAATATACGGAATCAATGCTAACTTGAAATTATCAAAATATGAGAGACATCCTCAAACTGATAAATGGATTAGGATTTATTGGGGGTTTTTAGATTTATCGACCTGGGAATTTGAAAATAATCAAGTAGGAATAAAATTTAATTCCGGAGGATTAGAGCAAATTATAAAGTCCAGAGAAAACGAAAGCGTTGAGGTAGATCGTCTGGAAACAATGGATGGTAAAATACTACCAGCATTGCCAACAAATGAAGTATTGCTCGAGGGAAGAAGAATATTTCTAAAATCCAAATGGGAAGTAAACGTTAGTCCTGGTGAGGTTGCAAGTTTAGAAGTGCATTCTGATGACGGTAATGACAGAAGTACCGTTGAGGGTGTTCCTATGAATTTAATAAATCAATCACACGAACAGGCTCAATCTGTTCTTTTCAATTCAGGCGCTGCAGGAGAAGGAGGCGGAACAACAGGAATGATGATGATGGCTAATTTTGATAGAGACAGGCAAATAAGAATTCATTCCAATAGTTTTAAATTTAAACCTCATTTTGTATATGGTTTATTTGATTGGGCATATTTTAAGGTTTGTTTGACTGTTTACTCGGGTGGCACTAACTATGATTTTAAAGAAAGAAGGGAATTATTTTACGCCGGACATTCCTCTCCTACTTTTCCAAATATTCTGTCAATTCAAGATAATTTATATAATTTGAATTTTGACGAAACCTTTGATGTGAATGAAGGAGATAGCATCGCATTTAATTTTCTTCTTAGATGTAACTTAGGAATAACAACTCAATTTAGAGTGAATTTGACAGAATTAGAAGGTGATGTTTTTGCTGAAGAAGATAGTTTTTTCGAACCTTCAAAATCTAAATTCATATTTGTTCATGATTTAATAGACAGGCTTACTTCTATTTGCGCTAATGAATCCAAATTATTTTATTCAGAATATTTTGGAAGAATAGATTTAGGATATTTAGTAAATGGTCCAGGCGCTTTTGTTGGTTCTTCTCACGGATTTTGGATCAGAGGATTCGATAAACTACCATTGTCAACAGAAGATTATCCAAATTTATTTAAATCGTTTACTACATCACTAAGAGATACAATTGCTTCAGTAAATGCTGTATTCAATGTAGGAATGGGAATTGAGGAAATAAGTAATAAGGAAAGAATTAGAATAGAGCCTTTAAGTTACTTCTATAATAATAATGTTACTATAAAGCTGGGCAATCAAGTGAAGAATTTAAAGAGATCAGTAGCTCCTACTTACTTTGCTTCATCATTGGAAATAGGATACGATAAAGGTGGTGATTATCAAGAAGCGCAAGGATTGGATGAGCCTAACGGAAAATCAAATTTTACAACCGTAATAACCAGGTTAAAGCAAACATTTTCTAAAATTTCAAACTTCAGAGCAGACGGTTATGGAAAAGAATTTGCCAGAAGGAAACCATTTTCGATTTATGACACATTAGACACGCAATATGATGAAGATATTTGGTTATTAGATTTGAAAAAGGGAGTTACTAATGTTTTTCTTGAAAGGAAATGGCAAGATGATTTCGAAGAAGCACCTACTGGAATATTCTCTCCGGAAACTGCTAATAATTTGAGGCTATCTCCGATAAATAACCTTTTGCGACATGGGTGGGTAATTGCTTCTGGATTGGTAAAATATCCATTAGATAAAATACGATATGGATCATCCACAGGAAATAGTCAATTAGAAACAAAGATTATTGCAGCAAACAGATATAAGGAAAGTGGAAATATTTTAAACTCAACTTTAGAACGAGCAAGATTTGTTCCGGAATGGATAGAATTTGAGCATGAATGCACATTTCAAATCATGCAGCAAGTTCAGGAAACAACAACTATTTTAGGAAAGGAAATTCCAAATTTCTATGGAACAGTAGAATTTATAAATGATAAAAACGAGATTGAAAAAGGATTTCTTTTCAATTTAAAACCAAATGGTAAAGGATCCTGGAAAGTATTAAAAAGTAATAGATAAACATCATGACATATTCTCAAATAAAAGTAACGTTCAATGAAGATTTAGTAATTGGAAGTTTTTTAACAATCGAAGCAACAATAACACCTCCACTATCTTTAAACTCTTATGAAGAAAGATGGGTTAATTTAAGGTCTTTACCGAATCAAGTGACAACAGGAGTAGTTTCTGATGTTGTTGGAGAAAGAGCAGCAATTAATTTTATGACTTCTTTTGGATTGGATTATAATGGAACGTCTCAATTTTTAATTAGTAGAATAACAAATGAAGTAACTATAAAATCATTAGATCATAGATTAACATTTTTAGGAGGCGAAGCTTTTTTAACTGAAGAAGGTACAGAAGCGGATGTTGATTTTGATATTAGTAACTTCAGCGGAATTGCTTTTGATTTTGTTGATGTTTCAATTTCTCAAGCAGATTCAAGTCCTTGTTTAAATGTAAAGGTAAATGTGGAAACTTCAGTATTAAGCACCGAAATAATATCACCGGTAGTAGTAAATCCAAATACAGACAATCCTTTGTCATTCGAATGGATTAGAGGTCAAACAATCTTATTAAAAGTGAAAGATGCTGATGGGAATGAATTATCTCAAAACATATTACTACCATCTGTATTATCAGCATCAAATTTCACATTAGCAGCTGATTCAAGTCCTAATGGTGGAACTATGGTTGTTACCAATGTAAACACTCAGGGATTAAACTTGGAATATTCTTTGGATAATGATGTATGGCAATCTTCAAATGTGTTTTCTGGATTAGTTCCAGACAATTATACGCTTTATGTTAGGGACCAATACGGATGTTCATTTCAAATAGATTTCACAATAGATGAAAATGGAATTAACTCTCCTTTCTTTTATATTTCAAAATCCAATTCAATTAGATGGGCACAAAGAGTCAGTTGGGGAAACTCGTCTAATTATAAAAATGACGAAAACACATTATCTTCTGAAGTTGACGTGAAGTGTCCATATAAAGAAACTCAATTATTCCAAACGGCTGATATTATTACAACTCAATTCAAATCAAATTATGATGTAAATGAAGTTAAAATTTTGAGAGCGCCTGACTTAATGATTCCTACACAAGCGACTTCCAACATCATGCTTTATAGTGGCGATTTAAGTAATTCGGCTTGGGTTAAAAATCATTTGATACTAAGCGCAGATAAAGTGATACCTGATGCAACTTATAATTATCACAGTTTCAACCAAGAAGTTGACAAAGGTGCTTTAGCTGGCGATTATACTTTTTCTTTCTATGTGAAACCAGATGAATTAAAGATTATTGATATTTTTATTGATGAAGTTGGGGGAGCGGGCTTGGTAAGTGTAGGTTTTGATTCTTTAGCAAAAACATTCTTTTATAATTATGGGTTAAACGGATTCACTTATATTTCATCATCTTATACCGAGGAAAGCAACGGTTATTTAAGAGTTGCTCTTAAGATGGGATTGAACACGGCCACGACTATAAATATCGGGATGCAGATTAGAGGCTTATCTGGAAGTCCTGACCATACAGGCGACGGCTTTTCTGGAATGTTTTTCGACAAGTTCCAATTGCAGGAAGGCGATTTAACATCATACCTTCAAACAACAAATTCACCAGAAAGCACTCCTGCTTCAGATGGTTCTACTTCTGTTCCTGTATTACAAAAAACCAATAATATTGGAATAAAAGATAAGCGGGATGCTTTGAAATACAATTTAGGAAATGGCCAAACTGGAATTTATTTTGTTACAGGAAACATTTATGATTATGATACTGGATCTATTACCGGAACTCACTCGCTGAATAAAACACTACCTGAATGGGGATTGTTTGGAAATTACATCAACTTATCAGGTACTTGGTTTTTAATTGAAGCTGTAGTTTATGATGAAAACAAGAATGCTGATGTATTGGTTATAAACGAAATTTATACAGGCGCTGAAGTATCGGTTATTGTTGGAAGCGTTTATAATATTTTTCCTTATGAAGTATATGAATTTTCAATTGATATGGGAGATTACGTCGACGAGATTATAAAAGTGAAAATAGAAAATAGCAGCACTGGTTTTCCATCACTTCAATTTTTGAGCGAAGATATTGATGTGCAACTAAGACATGAAGATACTATTGAAGTCAATTATTGGAATAGCACAAATAATGACGTTTTCTATCAAACAGGCATTCGTCATAAAATAAGAATGCCAATCACTAATGCAGAAGGTTTATTGGATGAAGAAAGCAATATTCATAAAACAGATTCAAATGTTATTTTATTGGCTTCAGAGATGTACAAAGGGAAAAAATTTATATTCGAGCCTGTTACAGAAGCTATATGGGAAAAAACAGCTATGGCTCTTTCGCATAATACAGTTTATATGGATGGTGTCAAATATGTAAAAAGTGGCGATTTTGAAACGGAAGGTCCTTTGGTAGATTCTAACCTATATGTTTTGAAAGCAACCATGCTAAAAGCTGGAAATCCATATAATGCTGATGGTACTGTATTTGGATTAAATGGATCAAACTCTGTTGAGGTTCCTGGATTATTGCAAGGGGATAATGGGTTTATTAAATACTAAATCTAATTGTGGCGATTCGCCTTAATTAAAAAACCCGCTTTAATTAGCGGGTTTTCATTTTATTTCTTTCTTCATTCCTTTGAAAGTTTCTCCATCGACATGAATGGTTCTATTATCGTGGTAATGATGGTTTACTGATTGATCAATGTATATTGGCTTATTTTCAGATTTCCCAAAAATAGCTTCGCCAATTGATTTGAAAATCAAATAACAACCTCCTACACATACCACAAAAAATCCTATTATAAACCACATACGCAAATTTAGGCAATCATATTTTAATAGTTTAAAAATAAAAGCCTTTTTCTTCTTATTTTTATTTAGACTAAATAAGAATAATATTTATTACATTTGTCAATAAATCATTCAATTATGACTTTTGAGCAATTAATACAGTTAGTTGTAGAAGTAAATTCTAAATACAATGAAATCATTGCTAATGGTAAAACAATCGATGGTTTTGATGAACAAACAGTATTAGTTCCCACTTCTTTTTTACACGTTAGTAATGATGGAATTTCTGAAAAGCTAGCTATACAAACTATAATAAATAGCATCTTACAAGTTTCCATAGATCAATTACTATCCATCGGTGAAATCACAATTGACGGCAATGACATTACAATTCCAGCTGGTTGTCAATGGCAAATTAGCGGAGTTACTTACTTCACAGTTGACGATACAGTTATAAATATTCCTTTTTCTGAAGCAGATAATACAAGAATAGACATCATTGTAGCTACTGTAAGCGGAACATTGGTAAAATATACAGGAACTGAAACAACTGGAATAGCAGTGAGACCAAATATTCCACTACATACCGTTTTAGTTACTCAAATCAATGTTACAGAAGATAGTTTTGGACCTGCTGTATTCCCATTATCGAATGTAATTCCTTTTGGAAGTTATCTAATATTTAAAGCAGAAGGCAATGGTTTCGGAGAAGCTTTAATTGACGGAGATGAAATACAGGGAATATGGTCAGGAGATGATTATTCGGATGCAGATTGGACGGTAAATGTTGGGAATTTAGTCAGAGCCAAGTTCAATGGAGGAACAATTACAGATTTAAGCAATTACACAATAAGAGAAGTATTTTAAAAAAAGAGAGATGAAAAAATTATTTAGCCTTTTAGTTTTATTAGTAGCATTTATAGGAAAAGCGCAAACGGTTTCTGGACCACAAAAGATTGTTAATGTACCAACTGCAACTGGAACTCCTGACGTTATGGTTAGAAATACCACTACCGGTATTACCAGTAAGATAGCTTGGTCAGATTTTGTTACAGCTATTGTTGATGCTGTAGGTGGGGGAAGTTCTCAAACACTAACACAAACTTTAGCGAATGGTAACGAAACCGACGGTGAAAATATAATTATTTCAAATGGCGATGCTATAGTTCTAGACAACGGAGCTAAACTCAAAAAAGGCACTGTAAACAATGGTTTTGGCGGTGGTATTTCAAGAGTTTGTGTAGCCGATAAAGAAGACCAATGGGAGAATGGAGTAAGGTATCTTCGTCCTGTTGGCGGAACTAATGTCTATGCAGAAACAATGGATGATGTTGTCCCCGATGCTTCTTATGATGATGTTGCAGGATGGGCAGTTGGCTCCACATATAAAAATTTAGTTACTGGAGATGTTTACAAATGTACAGATGCAACAACAGGAAGTGCTGTTTGGGAATTAGCATTGAGTGGAGTTCCAACCTTACAACAAGTATTAGATAATAATAATAATTTATCAAACGGCAGAAATCATCAAGGTTCTGGTGCAGGAACATCTGATTCTGGAAATGAGGTAAATGCTTTTGGTTCGTCAGCAGCAACTAATAATAGCGGAGAAAGTTTAAATGCTTTTGGTTCTAATGCTGGTAGTTACAACACAGGAATTAATGTTAATGCTTTTGGAAATACATCGGCATTTACAAATACTGGAAGTGATGTTAATGCTTTTGGAAGTGCTGCTGGAAATCTAAATACTCATAGTTATGTAAATCTATTTGGAAATAGTACAATAGCAGATGATGATTTTCAAACAGTTTTTTCAAAATATGTTTATCCAGATGTTTTTCAAGCGAGATTGTCTTATAAAAATATAACAGCAGATAGGAAATGGGAATTACCCGATAACGATGGAACGGTTGCCTTATTATCAGACTTATCAGGATTTGGGACGGTAACAGATGTTTTAGGTACTACAAATCGAATTACATCGACTGGGGGAACAACACCTGCTATTGATATAAGTTCAACATTTGAGGCATTACTTGGAAAAGTAGCCAATAGAATAGACCAAAATAATGCTTCAACAACATCTGCTCAATTAGCATCGACTATTAGCAATGAAACAGGAACAGGTGTTTTAGTATTCGGAACATCACCGACCTTATCTAATCCAGTAGTAGGAACTCAATCGGCTAGTGACAACAGCACAAAAGCAGCATCAACAGCATACGTTGACACAGCAGATTTGTTGAAAGCAAATTTGGCTTCTCCAACATTCACAGGAACGCCAAACGCACCAACACAAAGCGCCAACGATAACACTACTAAAATAGCTACTACAGCTTATGCTGATGCCAAAGTGCAAAACAGTTTAAGTGCAAGTACAACTATTGCTCCAAGTGCAACGGCGGTTAATACAGGATTGGATTTAAAAGCAAATTTAGCTGGACCTACGTTTACAGGAACGGTTACAACACCAGCTATAATTGTTTCAAGTGAAACAGCTTCTAGGGTTGCTATAATTGATGCTTCGAACAACGTAAAAAGTGCCGATATAGCAACTTATCCAAGTCTTACTGAATTGGCATATACAAAAGGAATTACAAGTAATGTACAATTACAAATAGATTCCAATAACTTTTTCGATACTTTCCATCACGAAATGATTTGGGCTGCTGGAGGTAATACAATAAGTGTTATCGGGCATCAATCCGCAGTAAGTGTAGGCACGGGAACTGCAAGAACTTTGACAAATACCAACGCTTACACAGCTACTCCTAGATATGGAATGCTTACAACTTCTTCTGCCGGTAATGTCAACAATTATAGGATTTCAACTGGTCTTTTTATTCCAAGCTCAATAGTTTCTTTTGAACAATCTTTTGGTACAGCCGAAGGGTCATCTACATCGGGACAACGATTTATAATAGGAATATTTACAGATGTTTCCTCATTAACAAGCAATATAGAATATAACACACTTACTAATCTTATTGGTGTATGTAGATTATCTGGTTCAAATAATTTACAAGTTATTTATAATGATGCAAGTGGCACCGCTACAACCGTTGATTTGGGTTCCAATTTCCCTGTAAACGTAGATAGTGGCGAAGTATATAAAATTAAAATAACTCCAATTTCAAGTAGCAGTTGCACACTTACGGTTTATAGAAAAGGAACAGCTTATAGTGATACTAGAACTATTTCAACGGACATCCCTGCACTTGACCAACTTTTTACAATTAAAGGAGCTGTCAACAATAATGCTAATGCAACTATTTTCGGAATTGATTTTATGAAAACCGTGATTAAGTTTTAACAATACAAAGATAAAAATGAAAAACTTAAAAGCTAATATCAAAGAATTATGGCGTGGTAGCAAATGGCACATGCTTTCAATCGTATTTACATACGCATTCACATTCGTAGGCAATGTTTACAATTTTATGGGCTTGCGTGATGCTGTCTTTAATTTTGCAGGATTTGTTTTCAGCCAATATTTTTTCCAATTATTTATTTGCGGATTTGGCTCTTACTTGGTTGCCTATGTAATTGAAGTGAAACAAATAAAACCAGGTAACAATACCGAACCTTTTTGGAAAAAATATGCCCGTCCTGATATTTGGGTGGCTACAGTATTGGGAATTATAGGATGCATTCTCGCAATCCTAACTTATATACATTTTTATTAACTAAACTTTAAATACAATGAAAAAACTAATTTTATTATGTGTGCTATTAGCACAAATTGCGTTTGGACAACAAAAAGTAAAAGACTTTTCTTTTGCTTTATTGCCAACGACCTATACGTCTATATCGGGCGGGACAGTATTTCAAACAGGCACTCAACTTAATGTAGATAGTTCAGTTGAGGTCACATTGCCATTCTCGTTCACTATTTGTGGAAATGTTTACACCAAATGTAGGGTTTATTCAAATGGTTTTATAACGTTTGGTTATGGATACAGTGCTGCATTTGGCGTGAGTAAAGTAATGAGTGCTGCTGTAAAAATACCAACTGCAAATACTTTTGAGGCATGGTCTAGGGATTATACAGTAAGTGTATTTGGCGCAAATGTGGTAGCTTCAAATTACGGAACTCCTGAAATACGCTATGGCTTAAATTCGTCAGGGGATTTTGTTATACAGTATCAGGATATAGCTGTTTCAGGGTTCACATTGTCTAGGGCTACTTGTCAGATTGTTTTAAAATTAGATGGCAAAACGATACAGTTTATTTATGCAGGTAATAACGTAGGACAGTCTAATATTGTTTCTCCAGAAGTCGGTATTCAAGGAAAAGCAGAACTTATAAACAACATCTTTGTTTATAATGATTGGACAACTAGAGGAGTGCCTAAATTTAGTAATGCAAATATAATTGAGCCTAATCCAAACTACCCAAACAATAGTAATGGGAAATTAAGTTCAAGTACTGTGAGTTGGAGTGCTAATGATGCAGGTTCGCCATATCCTCCAACGGTATTACCATCAAATCGAATATTCCAATACTCACAAAATTAAATTTTTAACCCTTTAAATAAATAGAAAAAATGAAAGGCACTTTTTTACAAGTTTTAGGTTCGTGGGCAAAAGCCTTTGTATCTGGTATTTTAGTATTTGCATTGTTGCAATACTCACATGGACATCCGTTTACTGACTTACGTCTTTGGGATGTTATTGGCGCAGGAGTTGGGGCATTTTTGCCAGCAGCATGGAAATGGGTTCAAGGCTCAAATGTTTGGGGACAAACTGTATTAGGGAGCTTTGCCAAAAACGCATTGACCATTGCGATAGGATTGATAATTGCCAGGTTAGGAGAAGGTACTACCTTATTAAGTCTTAATTGGGCAGACATTATCAATACCACAATTGCAACAGCGTTGCCGATATTAATCAATGCGCTAAATCCAGAAGATCCTCGTTACGGAAGAATTAAGAAGTAAATAAAATCGGGCGTAACCTACTGCGCCTTTTTTTAAAGTACACGCCCTTTTTATAAATGCCAAAACTCAAATCTAAATGCAACAATCACAATCATCAAAGCTATTTTTTGGATTTATAAACCTTGACGACAGAAAACGTTTAATCGGCGGTACCGTTATCATAATTCTTACCCTAGGTTGGGTTTGTTACCAGTTTTTTAGTCAGTTGAATATACAGCACGAAAATGAAGTAAAACGATTGATTGAGCAGGATATCCGGAAGGATAAAAAGATTGAAAGATTAGAAAATGAACTTATCAAAATGTACAATTTTCGTAATGAATTTTACAAAGACCGAGTATCAAAATTAGACAGTATAATTAATAATGAAAAGCAATGAAAACCGCAATTTTAATTTTGTTTTTAGCAATGAGTTTGTCATTTAAAACTCCAGAGGTTGCATATAAAGTCAAACATATTCCAGTATCAGACAGATTGGATAAATACAGACTTCGGGACAATCACAACCTGAATGAGTTTGATAAAAAAGTGAATATTCTTTTGACTAATAAAGACGAATAATGAACTACAATTATTTAAAAACAGAAACGGCTCCTAAATTATTAGTAGAAGCCTATAAGCTTATAGGCATCAAAGAAACTTTAGGAAAAGAAAGCAATCCTACTCTTTTGGCTTGGGCTCAAAAATTGGGATTGAAAAATACATACACTGCAGATGAAATTCCATGGTGTGGTTTATTTGTGGCTTACGCTTGTTTTATGGCAGGTAAAGAGCCTGTGAAAAATCCTCTTTGGGCAAGGAATTGGCTGAACTTTGGAACAGAAGAAGAAAAAGCCATGCTTGGTGATATTTTGATTTTCAGTCGTGGAGCAAATTCCGGACACGTTGGAATTTACGTTGGTGAAGATGATAAATGCTATCATGTTTTAGGAGGAAATCAAGGCGATGAAGTATCCATCAAAAGAGTTCCGAGAGTTCGTTTATTAGGAGCAAGAAGAACGAAATGGAGCGTTGCCCAACCAAGTAACGTAAGGGTTATAAAAGTGAATGGAGATGGCTTAATTTCAGATAAAGAGGATTAAAAAAATGAGTTTGGAATTTCCAAAAAACAACATTATTGACGATTGGTTAGAAAAAAATAAACCTATGACAACAGAAATTAACAGAACCGATGCCAACAGAACGCTTATACTAGCAGTAATATTGGCTATACTATTAACTTCCTTTGTGTGGTGGTTATTGAGTAAACCAAGCAAACCTATAGTTACTAAAGGCTCATTTCCTGCTGTAGTAGTTAAGCCATCAGAAGTAAGGCCATTGCCAGAACTACAAATTATTCATGATAGCTTTAAAACTATTATCGATAGTTCTGGAGTGACTAAATTCCGGAAGCTTTACAATCTAACCAAATCAGAAAATGACAGCCTTATTGTTGCGAATAATGTACTTGATAGTTTAGCGCAAGCCACAAACGACAAATACTTTCAGAAGCTATACAGTGATTGCAAGTCTGTAGAATTCTCACACATATTCAAAAAAGATACTTTGGGCTTCAGTTTGAATGCTACAGTAAGTGGAATATCAAGAGGTGCTCCAGAGAGATTAAAACTTGATTACGAATTTACACTACCTAAAGAGAAAAAGACTGCATTTGCATTATGGGGAGGACTTGAAGCCGGCATGAGAAAATCATTTGATAAATTCAATGCAAAGGCAAATTTAGATTTTCAGATTGGAGAAAGTACAATGATAAAGACTTCTTTTGATACCGATACTAGGATTTATTTAGGAGTTAGTAAGTCGATATTTAGTATTAAAAAATAGCGGATGCCGAAAAGCTAAAGAGTAGGCAAAATTAAAATTCAACAATAATGAAAAAAACATTTTTAAGTCTAATCTTTGGATTAGCAATTGCAACTTCTTTTGTAAATGTAAGTTGTACTAATGAAAAAACACAAAGCGAAAATGTTTTTAGAGAAGAAACAGAACTCGCGGTACCCGTTACCAATAACGATAGGGAAATCGTCTTTTATGTTTATTTCAACAGCGATTCCAAAACCAAAATCAACTGGTCGGCACCGTCATATTTCGAGGACGCTCAAATGAAAAGGCCAGTAACGCTAAACTATTGGGAGTGCGGTGACGGAGTATATACTAATGGAATTCGTACTTATCACATGAATATTGTAGAACCTGGAACAGTAGGAGCGTATATGATTGTAGACCATTCTTGCGAATGTGTTTATTGGGTAACCACCTCATGGGGAGGTTCATGTGGAGGATAATTAATGTTTAAACGATAATTAATTTGGTTAGTTAATTAGTGAATTCCCTGCGCTTGTGGTATAGCGCAGGGTTTTCTATTTATGCTGAGGTTAGAACATTGATTTGAATATTCTTCAAAGCTTCATTCTTACGTCCTTCCCTACCAATTAAATAAACTCTTTCAGTCACATCAGTAGTATGTCCGGCAATGGTACCAGCAAGACTTGAAAACTTATCTAATTCATCAAGGAATAAATGTTTCAAGCTGTAAAAATCGGCGGTGATTCTCTCGAAATTCTTATCGCCTTTCTCCAGGCTTTTAATCTCAATCAACTCACCATCCTTGAAGCACATTTTGTCTTTTATTAATCGCTTCCATCGTTTTGTAATTTGATATGGTTGTGTTGGTGTTTCCGATGGCGCCAATCCACGAGTAAACAAATAATCTGTTGGATTATTGCTTAAAGCAAGTATCTCGGTCCAATAAGGAATGACATTCAACAAAATCGGCTTCAATACTTCTTTATAGTAGCTGCCTTTTCTTATTGTCAATTTGTATTCCTGCTTTCCAAGATTTACATCTTTCTCCTGCAGTCTGAAAAGTTCGGAGCTCCTGGATCCTGAATGAAAGAAAATCATTCCGTATCTATAAAACGAATAATGATTGACTTTCAAGTAATCAAATATTTGTTGAAGTTCCGAGATTTCGAGAGTTTCCCGCAGTTTTTTGGTTGTCTTTTTCTTCTTGATATCTCGAATAGGATTGTGAAACAACATGCGCTTTTCTACCAAATCGGAAAGGATAATTGATAAATGAGTTAGATACTTGTTGTATTCGTTTGGCGTTAAGTTGAGGTTATCCAATAAATCACGAACATGGCCACTATGCATTTCAAAGATTGTAAATTCAATCTTTAATTCGACAGCTGAGGTTTCAACTTTTCGGATAATGCGCTTCATTTCTCTTTTAACACCAGGAGAACATGTCAAGGTCAAATAGTTTATCCGCAGCGCCTCAATAAAATTGAGTTTCTGATGTAACGATCCCGTCAACGGTTTAACTTCCGGAGCCATGAATTTCTTTGTAATTGGATTGTAACCTTTATCGTCAAGTAGTTTCTGAATTTCGGACAGCATCAACTTAATGACAGCTCTCCTTCCTTCGACAGTTGTTTGTTTGTTGAACTTTTTACGATAGGGAAATCCCCTTGGATACTTTTTTTTGAAACTAGGGTCATAGAAGTCACATTGGACGGACCAAATTTTCTTTAAAGATGCTTTTGAAGTGGTTGTTTCCCAGTCAGGCGGAGAAGCCCATAATTCTGTTCGAGTGCAGCTGTTGAATGTTTTTTTCATCGTAATTACATTGACGTTTACCTTGTCGTTTTAAATGTAACTACACGAATCGAAAGTGGTTTTAAGAACTCCTTAACCCTTGTTGGGAAAGGGCTAAGGCTCTTTTTTTATTGTAGCGAGAGGGAGATTTGAACTCCCGACCTCAGGGTTATGAAAAATAACTTCCCACAAATATGTCGATGTAATTACAGTGTTTACAAGGGTTTGTTAATTCAAATTATAGTGTTTTTGTTGTTTTCATATATTTTTTACCTTGCCGACAAGGTTGATTTGTGAATGCCTTATTTTACTACTGCTTCGGTGGATAAATAGGTTTTAATTTCGATACTATCTTTGGTATTAAACACCTTACTTTCTATGCAGAATAAGAAGTTGGCATTTACATTAAACTCACGACAAATAGATCCTATTTGCTCGACAGTGAAATGAGCCGTTCCATTCTTGATTTTGGTTATAGTTGATTGGAGCATATTAATACGCCTGGCGAATTCTCCTTCCGACTTCACTTGCTTGTCAAATCGAAGGTATTCGAATAAGTCTAATATTATGATATCGGTTTGGTTCATTACTGATAATAAATAAACTGTGTCAAGACTACTACTCCACCATCTTTAAATATAATTTTTGTTGGATAACCAGCAGAATTATATTCATATTCGTATGTACGGCCTCTATCGTCTTGAAGTAAATTATTTTTAGAAATCCTTCTCGCTTTTAACATAGCATCTGAATACATCAAAGCCTGGTAATTTTTATTATCGTCGTATGAAGTGTAATTAGTAATAAAACCACTTGAATTTTCTTTTTTAAGATTACCATTATCAAAATATTCAAAAGTATCGGAACTGGTTAAATCTCCATCTTGATTATGTTCTACTCGGGATGTCAATGTATTTCCTGTATAAGTATATTCAGATTGATAATAACCATCTGCTCCATAATCCTCAAGACTGGCTATTACTCTTCCGGAAACATAAGAGTAATGAATTGCGGATTCATCCAACATCGCGCTACTTGATCCGCTGGTATTATAACTATGAATGTCGGTTAACAATCCTGCTGCATAAGTAAAATCTCTATGCTGAGTATTTTGTCCTGGTTCTGTCGTTACTTGAGATGTTAATACATCTCCTGAATAATTGAAAGTTGTAGTTGCGCTTCCTTCTGTAATGTGATCAATCTTTAAGTCTGTATTCTGTGGAGTGCCCGAATCTGAACTTGAGCATGATGCTAAAAGCACCGAAACGAATATTAATAATGCGTTTTTCATAATTGTAAAATTTAAGTTGTTTTTAAGTTCGTTTATTTAACCATCCGTGAATTAACCAAACTGATCGTATAGCTTGTTTTGGTATATCGAAGTCGTCATAATTGTCATTTTCACTCTTTAGCAAAAATACTTCTTTATGATTTTCAACATGGCGCCTTATATATTTCAGGTATCTACGACCATCGTTACAAATGATTCCATATATCTGGCCATATTCAAGGTGTAGTAACCACTCCTCTACTTTTGTGCCAAAAAGTATGCTGCCGCTTTTAATTAGTCGCTCCATACTATCAGAGTATGCCCTAAATGCTGTGCAACCCGCAAATTCTGGAACGTCCATATAATAGTCTGGTTTAGTTATGCTGCTATCCATTGTAGTAATGTCATTACCTGCTGAAAAATCAATATCGAAGAACGGAACTAGAAGTCCTGAATTCTTATCAAAAGACTTTCCTGATTTAGATTTTACAAGATCGCCGTTTAACGATTCACTTGTTTGGTTTTCAAAGGCATCGGTTATATCGTCTATATTAACCTTATAATGCTTCGCGAACAATTCTAAAAAGTTCTTGCTGGCTTTTATCTTTCCACCCAAAAAACTACTCACACTACTCTTTGCATATTCCAAATCAGTGTGTATTTGAGTGACTGGATTATCAAATCCCATCGCCAAAACCTTATCTATTAATTTTTTATTATACATAAACCCCTGATATTGTTCACTATTAAAAATATTCGCGAATTATTCGTAAAAAAGTTCGCGAATTATTTTTTTGTTCGCGAACAGTTAGTATATTTGCACATATATACGAACAAAAATACACAAACAGAATGAAAGTATCTCAATTAATTATAGAAAAACTGTTAACGGACAAAAATTTCCGATTAAATACAGCTTTGGCTTTAGACGTAACAGAAAGAAATGTACAGAATCTTGCAGAGCGTAATTCGGATAACCTAACAAAAGCAGCTGCGGTTAAGTATTATAAAAGTACTGGATTAAAAGAGAAAGAAATTTTTGAACAGGAATCTGCAACTGCATAGCCATGACCAAAAAGGATCAAATATCATTCTGGAAGAAGATAGAGGATTCAGCTACCATTTTAGAAGCTGTTTCCCGCCAGAATTTACAATTAGCTACACAATCGAAAGTGGAAGCGAAACGCGCTCTGGAAGAGTTGGGAGCTAAGCCAGAGCGCACCCCTCGGGGTTATCAATTACCAGAAGAAGTACAACTTCATTTGATAGGAAATTTAACCAAAGGAGCAGAATCAGCATAATTACTAACCAAAATAAACTAACCATGGCAACCAAAACCTTTACCAAACCAGACATTAAGTTTCCGATGTTTCCAATGATTTTCAATTGGATTGAATCGGCTTATAGCAAAGTTGAAACCTATGATCAGTTCGTAGATTTTGTAGCCGGCTGTATGACCGAAGCGGAAAACACTAAAAACGATGTGAAAAGAAGTGCTTATACAATGATAGCGAATTCGCTTTATGCGATTGAAACAAATGTTTCTTATGAAAGCAAAGGATTGGAAATTTTAGTACAAGGACTATGAAAAAGCTATTTAGAAAAAATCCAAAACAAGACCCAACAATTGAAATTATAAACGGTCTGATTATCACAATATCAATCTTATTAATAATTCTTTTAGCACTAGGATATTACACATTAATATATAGCAAATGAAAAATCTAATCAAGTTAATCAAATCGGACAACTACCTGCTTCCAATAGCATTGGGAATAGTGTTGTGTATAATTGGAATCATCGTAATGCTTTGCAAATTGTTTCCAAAAGCCATGTTGGTGATATCGGTAGTAGTTGGAATAGCAATGATTTTTGGATCTGTTGTAACATTCGCTTATCTCTGGTGGAACTCAGTAATAGAATATAAAGTAGATCAAGAATTTAACGACGATAGAATATTCTATCACGAATAAAAAAACCCACCGCTACAACGATGGGCAAACTTAAAATGAAGTTTAATATTAACAATGCAAAATTATGAAAAAAATCGAAATTGAGAATTTATCTCTTAATAATTTCAAAGGCATCAAATCGCTAAAGATTGATTTTAAAAATGAAACCGATATCTACGGTGCCAACGGAACAGGTAAAACCACAATTGCTGATGCAGTAAATTGGCTATGGTTCGGGAAAGATAGTTTGGACCGAAAAGATTTTGAAATCAAAACTCTTGATTTTTCTGGAAAAGTAATTCCGATGATTGAGCACGAAGTATCAGCTGTCTATACTATCGATGGTGATACTGTTACCATGCGAAGAATCCTTAAAGAGAATTGGGTAAAGAAAAGAGGTTCTCTTGAATCTGAATTCTCCGGGAATGTTACTGAATGTTATTGGAATGATGTTCCAATGTTAGTTACCGATTTCAACAAAAAGGTAAATGCTATTTTGGATGAACAGCTTTTCAAAATGATCACCTCTCCTATCTACTTCAATATGATAGATTGGAAGTTGAAAAGAACAATCCTTACTGCAATTGCAGGCGAAGTATCCGATGAAGAAATCGCTGCCGGAAATCCTGCTTATACAGCTTTACTTGCTAATCTTACCCAAGGCAAAACCCTTGAGGATTACAAAGCACAAATCACAGCTTCAATCAAAAAAGCCAAAGATGATTTAAAAGCAATTCCAACACGTATCGACGAAGTAACTCGCCAAAAACCAGAGGTACAGGATTTCGCTGCTTTGGAGAAAGAACGCGATGAATTCCAAAAACAACTTGACAAAGTTGATGGTGATTTGGCAAATGCCTCCACTGCATTTCAATCAAAATTAGATGCTCAAAAAGGCTTAAGAATTAACATCAATAATGTTGAGATTGAAATCAAAAACATCGAAACTGAGGCTCGAAATGAAGCCAGAACGAGATTAACTCCAGATACTTCGGCTTTAGATACATTGACAAAATCATTATCTGAAAAAGACCATGAATACAAGTCATATCAAAACGCTGTTCAAACGTTAACCGGAAAGAAAACATCCCTTGAGGCTGAAATCAAAGCACTTGATGTAAAAATTCAAGCCAAACGTGATGAATGGGGAGTTGAAAATGCCAAAGAACTTACTTTCAACGATGGCGATTGTCAATGTCCAACTTGTAAACAGGATTTACCTGCAGGTGATGTAGAGGCTAAAAAAGAAGAAGCAATTGCAACTTTCAAAGCTAACAAAAACAAAACGCTTACCGCCATCACAACGCAAGGCAAAGCCTGGTCGGATGAAAAAGAAAATCTTCAAAATGAAGTTGACGGACTTGTTACCAGAATAAACAATGGTAACACCTCTATGAATGAGGCTAACCAAGAGATTGAGCGTATAAAATCCGAAATCGCAAGTTTAAACAATGTTTCTGCTACCGATTTGCCGTCAGAGGAATTGGTTTACGAAAGCGTTCTTTCCTTGCATCCAACTTACAAAACCAAAAAAGAGAAATTGGAAACTTTGAAAGGTCAATTGGTTGAGGTTCCAACGGTAGACAACACCGAATTAGTTACCAAAAGAAAAGAATTAGTTGATAAAATCGACAATATCAAAGGTTCGTTAAATCTTAAAACTCAAATCGACAGCTGTGATAATCGTATCGCAGAATTGAAGAAAGAGGAAAGCACATTGGCTCAACAAATTGTTGACGTTGAAAAAATCCAATTCACAATTGAAAACTTCATCAAAGAGAAAATTGACCGTTTGGAAGCTACCATTAATGACAAATTCAAAATGGTAAACTTCAAGATGTTCGAGGAACAAATTAACGGTGGACTTCGTGAAACTTGCGTGGCTATGGTTAACGGAGTTCCTTACACTGATTTGAATACTGCATCAAAAATGAATGCCGGAATTGATATCATAAACACGCTTTGTGAATTCTACCAAGTTAAAGCACCAATATTTATCGACAACGCTGAGAGCGTGCACACGCTTATTGAAACCGATAGTCAATTGGTTCGATTGGTAGTATCTGAAATGCACAAGCAATTAGAGGTTAAATCTAAAGAATTGGCTGCTTAAAATAACAACCCGAGAGAAAAAAACTTAACGATGCAGGAAGTTCTGTGAAACAGTTTACAGTGCATTTTTTAAACAAATAATAATTAGAAATTATGAGTGCAGATAAAAATAATACAGCAGTAGGAGAAGTAAAACAATCTCAAAGTGAGCGTTTCACAAACGCAGTAATCAAAGAGTTTTCTTCAAACAATGGCGAGATAACTTTAACGCCTTTTCAAAAGAAGCTTTGCCAAAATTACTTCATAAAAATTGACCAAACCCTGAAAGATGCCGAGAAGAAAAGAATGGCAAAATCAGAAGAGTATCGTGATGGATTGGCACTTACTTGGGAGAATGTAAATATGTCCAAATTAGCGGTTGATGTGATTGCTTATTCAAGTGTAGAACTTGACCCAACACAGCCGAACCACATCAATATGATTCCTTATAAAAATACCGCTAATAACAAATACGATATGGGATTTGTTATTGGATACAGAGGTATGGAATTGAAAGCTAAAAAATACGGATTGGAAGTTCCTATGGACATTGTTGTAGAATTAGTTTACTCAACTGACAAATTCAAGCAGTTCAAAAAAGACATAAACAATCCTGTTGAAAGCTACACTTTTGAAGTTACTGACGAATTTAATCGCGGAGATGTCGTTGGTGGATTTTGGTACCACATCTTTGAAAATCCAGAGAAAAACAAACTTAAAGTTTTCTCATTAAAAGATATCGAAAAAAGAAAACCCGCTTATGCTTCTGCTGAATTCTGGGGTGGAGAAAAAGATGTTTGGAAAGGCGGTAAAAAAACAGGTGAGAAAGAAAAAATTGAAGGCTGGTTTGAAGAAATGGCATTGAAAACTATCTCTAGAAATGCTTTTAATGCAATCACAATCGACAGTAAAAAAATTGATGATAACTACTTGGCCATAATCCAAAAAGAAACCGAAATGAAAGATGCTATCATTCAAAATGAAGTGATTGCAGAAGCTAATAAAGAACCTCTTGATTTTAATGATAACGCCGAAGACACCGCCTTTGAAGAAGTAGAAGAGGAGACACCAAATACCACAAATGTTGAAGCAACGACTGCTACTATCGAAGAAGAAGTTCCACAAGCTCAACCAGGTTTCTAAAATGAAACTCAAAGTAATTTCCACAGGCAGCATTGGCAACGCTTACATTCTTGAAACAGAGAATGAGGCGTTGTTGATTGAAGCCGGAGTAAACTTCAACGATATCAAAAAGGCGTTGGATTTCAATCTTGAAAAGGTAGCTGGCTGTATTGTTACACATTCGCATGGTGACCACGCAAAGTCCATTAAGGATGTAATGAATGCCGGAATTCAAACATTTGCTTCAAAGGAAACATTATTGGCAACAGAGACTTTTGTACATCACAATGCAATTGTATTACAGCCAACAAAAGTTCATCATATCGGTGGATTTAAAGTGATGCCTTTTGATGTAAAGCATGACGTTCCATGCTTAGGCTTTCTGATTGATCACCCGGAATGTGGAAAAACACTTTTTGTTACTGACACCTACTATTGTAAATACACCTTTCCTGGATTAACAAACATCATCATTGAAGCGAACTTTTCAAAGGCAATCATCGACAGAAAGTATGGTCCTGACAGCGCAAAGGAATTTTTGAGAAACAGGATCCTGCAATCGCATTTCTCTTTGGAAAACTGCAAGGATATGCTGTCTGCAAATGACTTGTCAAAAGTCAACAATATTGTTCTGATTCACTTATCAGATACCAATTCAAACGAAGTACAATTTGTAAAAGAAGTATCAGAATTGACAGGAAAAAATGTTTGCGCAGCTGTCAGCGGAATGACAATAGATTTTAATAAAACACCTTTTTAATAAACTAATAATTAACCAAATGAAACTATCAAAAAAAGAATTTTGCGAAAAATATAACTTAAGCGAAGCACAGTTTACTGGCGTAGAAAAAGTGGGTGGCTATTTAGACCTCGGAAGCCTAACATCAATTCCAGAAGGATTCAACCCAACT